TTCTGTATGGCATTTTGGGGAGGTCTAAGCTACTCTTTGTATTCAAGCAATGGATTTGTTGATTCCTTTATGATTGGTTGCGCTAGTAGCGTTATGAGTGCGTTTATTTCTAAATATCTAAACGTATGAATCAGGAACAATACCAAAGACTAAAACCTTTTAAAGAAAGGTGGTTGACTTTTAAAACAAATCACGCTATGAAGTGGACTGCTTTAGAATTATTAGCATTTCAGCAAGCGCACAAAGATTTATTTGGATATGTGACTGCAAACATTCATTGCGGTAATTGCCAGAACGAAATGATTCATAAAATATTTAACGCATTGGAGGAATATGAATCTAAAATTTAAACACTCTGGCGCAAGTGGAGATATACTCTACGCTATGCCTGCTATAAAAAAAGCCTGCGATATTTACAGCGAACAAGCGATTCTATACGTTAACATTAACGCACCTAATGTTGGTGGCAACCCTACGTTCAAACACGCATATGGAGATGTGATGCTAAACGATTACGCTTATAAGATGCTCAGACCTTTGTTAATGGAGTTTGACTTTATCTATGATGTATTACCTTATAGGAATCAGAAAGTAGATTACGACCTAGACAAGTTCAGGAGCATAGGAATGAATTTGGCTGCCTACGATATTAAACGATGGTATGCTTTAGCCTTTCCTGAATTAACAAATGTAAACTACTCAGAGCGGATATTGCACATTGATACTATGCCAAGTGATTACATAGTAGTAAATAGAACTGAACGCTATCAGAATCCGAACATTGATTACACAGTCTTAAACGACCTTAAAGAAACAATCTACTTCACAGGTTCAACTGCTGAGTATTCTCAATTCAGTCAAAAAGTTAACTGCAAATATCTGGCGGTAGAAAACTTCTTAGACTTAGCTAGGATAATAAACAACTCAAAACTATTTATTGGGAATCAATCAATGAACTTTGCCATCGCTGAATCGTTGAAATGTAAGCGAGCATTAGAGATATGCTACTATGCGCCCAACGTAATACCTGCAGGTGGAGAATACTTTGAGTTATGGAGTACTGAAGGTTTAATTAATGCAATAAAATGAAAATACTACTAGTCACAGGACAGAAAATAATGGGTGGCGAATACCACAGACTTATCGTTCCTCATTCAAAGATGCACTTGCACGGACACGAGGTCAGCCAAATGGCAAGCATAGACCACGTTCCCGAATCGCAGTTGTCGCAGTTCGATTTAATTATTGCAAGCAGGTCAATCTCTAGAATAGGCAATGAAGAAAACGTATGGAAGATTCTTAAAAGATTAGGCATCCCCGTTATAATAGATACGGATGACCATTATCAGTTAAGCGATAGCCACGTGCTAAAAAAAGAGTGGAAGCTAAACCATAGGGCAGAGGCATTGATTTACAACTTTAGCCAAGCGGATGCTATTATGGTGACTACTCCTTACCTTAAGTATGTGGTGTCGCAGTTTAATAAAAACGTAGAAGTCTTCCCAAACACAATCGACTTTGAGCAGCCTCAGTTCATACCTAACCCAGAGATTGCAGCAATGAAGTCTGAGTTGGTTAACATTGGGTGGAGTGGTTCAGTAACTCACCTAGAAGACTTGCAACTAATAGAGGGCGAAATCTTATCTTTGAACAAAAGTCCGTATAAGGATTACAAGTTTATGCTTGCAGGTTTTTACGATGGTGATTCGATTTGGCACAAGTACGAAAAGATTTTCACTTCAAACTACATACTAGACGATAACAATTACGGAAGGATAAACGCAGCAGATGTTTATAGCTATGCACAAGCGTATAATTTAATGGACATCGGATTGATTCCTTTAAGATATAACGAGTTTAACAGAGCCAAGAGCGAATTAAAGATGTTGGAAATGGGTGCGTTTGGTTTAGGTGTTATTGTATCGGATGTGGAATCTTACCAATGGATGAGCAAACACGGCAAGAATTGTTTAGTTGCAGGTAAAAAGGATTGGTACAAATCTATGCGGAGGTTAATAGAGAATCCTGAGTTGAGAAAAGACTTAGGCAGTCAGTTAAAAGAAGATGTGATTCAAAATAGCAATGAGGCTTTATGGCGAAAGTATCGAATGGAATACTACGAGAGTATTATATCGAGCAAATAATATATTTATAGATATGGGAAAGAATAAATACATAGAAACGCCAGAGAAGATGTGGGAACACTTTGAGGCTTATAAGAATGAGGTTAAAAGTAATCCAAGAAAGAAGCACGTATTTGTAGGTAAGGATGGAGTGAGCGATTATGAACTATTGGAAAGACCTCTCACTTTAGATGGGTTTGAGTGCTATTGTTACGATAACGGCATTATAAGCGATTTAAGCCAATATTTTGCAAATACTGAACAAAGGTACACCGATTATCAAACTATCTGCTCACGCATACGCAAAGCTATCAAGGATGACCAAATTCAAGGCGGCATGGTTGGGCAGTATAACGCAAGCATAACTCAGCGACTAAATGGATTGACAGAGAAGGTTCAGAACGAGCAAAACATTAACATCAATAAAATGCCTGATTGGTTAAAATCACCTATCGAGAACAATGAGGTTTAATCCTAACTTAGTTCATATTGATAATACGTTTAAGTTAGACCGAAAGAGAATAGCAATATTACAAGGTGGGAGTAGAAGTGGAAAGACCTATTCAGCCTTGCAATGGATTGTAAGAACCTGCGTAGAGCATACAGGACTAACCTATTCAATAGTGCGTAAAACTTTGCCTGCGTTAAAGGCAAGTTCAATGCGTGACTTCTTCGATATACTAAAGGAGGCTGAATTATACAATGAATCTAACCACAACAAAACAGAGAACACCTATCTGCTTAATGACAATTTAATCGAGTTTTTTAGTGTAGATGATGCAAGCAAGATAAGAGGGCGTAAGCGTGACATCCTATTTGCGAATGAAGCAAACGAGTTAGAGTTAGAAGATTGGAGGCAGTTGCTACTAAGAACCACAGGCAAGGTAATAATTGATTACAACCCATCAGACTTTGAACATTGGATTTATGAGCAAGTGATTCCTAGAGAGGATGCGAAGTTACTAATCACAACTTATAAGGATAATCCACATTTACCTGAATCACTTAAAAAAGAGATTGAGCAATTAGAATCAGCCGACCCAGAGTATTGGAAAATATTTGGACTAGGTCAAAGAGGACAGCTAAAAGGTTTAGTATTTAATAATTTTACTGAGGGCTACCAAGTGCCACAAGATGCAAACTTTATCGGATATGGTTTAGATTGGGGTTTTAGTAATGACCCTACTGCGGTAGTTTCTTTTTACAAGTATAACCAAGAACTCTACATCAGAGAAGAACTTTACGAGCGTGGGCTTACGAACCAAGATGTGGCAGACAAGTTACGGAACATCGGTGTAGAACGTAGAGATGAGATTTATGCAGATAGTGCCGAGCCTAAAAGTATTGAGGAAGTCTATCGTTTAGGTTACAATATTAAACCAACTGCAAAGGGAAAGGATTCGATTATCAACTCTATTGATATTTTAAGGCGTTACAAGCTAAACCTAATCGGCTCAAATCTTCTTAGAGAGTTTAGGACTTACAAGTGGAAGATAGACAAAGCAGGTCACACGCTAAATGAACCAATCGACTTTAATAATCACTTAATAGATGCAACTAGGTATCTTGCACTAATGAAACTTCAAGAGCGTAACTCTGGCAAGTATACCATAATGCGAGCATAATCAACAAGTTAAAAAAACAATTACACAAAACTAAAATAATATATTTAATACTATGGAGCGGGAGTTCAAAGAAATAACCATCAAGGAATACGTTAGCACATTGGCACAGATGCCTTATGAATCTGAATTAGAATACTTGCAGAGGCGTGTATCAATCGTTTTAAGGCAGCCAATCGAATCAATTAAGGCTTTGCCTCATACTATCTTTATGGATTACGTAGAGCGTTTAAAAGCTATTGAGGATAACTTGAGCGGATACAAGATTAAAAAAAAAATAAAGATTAGCGGTAAGTGGTTTGCAGTCGACACCGACATAATGAAGATAACCACTGACCAATTCATTGATGCCTCAGCATTTAGCAAGGTAGCAGAAAAGGAACTTCATAAGTTTATAGCTGTATTCCTAAAGCCTATGACGTGGCGATTTGGAAAGGTTGCAGCATACGATGGCAAAGCACACAAAGAGATAAGCGACCTAGTGTTTGAGAAGATGACAATGAAAGATGCTCAGCCATTACTGGTTTTTTTTTGCAAGGTCTTACGAGAATTATCTATTCATATAAGAACCTCTTTGGAGGCGGAGGTGGAGGCGATAGTAAAGGATTTGAATCCAAATGGGGATATATCGTTACAATCGATAACCT